CGATGGGGCCCGCGGCCGCGGCCATGCCGCCCGCGCCGCCCGCCAGAGATTTACCGATACCTCCAAGGCCGCCAGCTTCTTGTATGGTTTGGATGTTCCCGGCAGCCCGCCCGAAACCAGTCTGGCTTTGCAAAATCGCTTTCAGAAAATCGCTGGATCCTCCCCACTTCTCTTCGCCTGGCAGCACTTCCTGGTACTCGCCATGCATCAGTTTGTGCCGCTCGGCGTCAATGGCGGCGCGCTTGCGGTACGCCTCCATCGCCTTTTGGGCTTCTTCCACGATCGTCAGTTCGCCGCGCAGGACCTCCTGATAGTCGCCGTGCATCAGCTTGTAGCGCTCGGCATCGACAGCAGCGCGCTGCCGATAAGCCTCCATCATCTCCCGCGCTTGGTCAACATTGGTCAGGGGGTCGGCCCGCAGGGCTGCAGGCGGCTCGCGGCCCAAAAGCGCATCGAACTCGTTGAGAACTTCTTGCCGCCGGCGCCAGGCGTCGAGCATCTTTTGCGCCTGATCCATGACATCGAAAGTAGGCGTCGGCACAGTTGCGCCGCCCGAAATGGCCGTGCCGCCAGGTGCAGGCGCTTGCACCTGGTCTTCGGACAGCACAATCTTCAGCTCGACGTTTTCGGCCATTCTTGAAGAATGGGACCTATACGACTCATGAGTCCCATTTCCCTTCCTACGTCGTCGTGAACCACTTGATCGCTGTGTCCAGGTACGGCAAAAACCGCAGCCGGAACGGCACGCGCCGGTGCTTGCTGGTAAACGCTAGCCGCAAATCGAAGTTCTCCGCGGCGATCGCAAAGGTGCCGGTCAAGGTGGCCGGCGAAGCGGCCGCCGGCGTCGAGGCGGTGGCGGTGGCGATCAGGATGCCGGCGATGTTCGAGTCCAGCCGGCCGATGAGACCGGGCCCCAGGAACGTAGCCCCGGTCGGGGCAAAGACGCCGCCTACGGCATCCGAGTTGTACGGCAGCGCGGCATTCAAGCTGCCGGCCTTGTACTCTTTCGAGATGCCTGACCAAAAGCACTGGCCGCCGCGGTACACGCCGTCGATCACGGAATCGCCGTAGGCGTCGGTGCCCTGAATGAGTTCCTTGGCGAACGCCAGGGCCAGCTCGTAGCCGTCGTCCATGATGCCCATGTCGGCGGCGGCGACGGCGCCGGGCGGGTCATAACTACACGAATATCGGCCTGCGATAAATGTTCCCAGGGCCATGATGCACCTGCTTTCATAGGACTCATAGGACCTATAGGTCCTCATAGGACCCATAGGTCCTATGTTTTTCTCAACCCGTTCCGCGATTGCCGGATGCCCAGCACGCGCTCCGACAGCGCCCGGGCAATGGCGTCGATCAGCCGGTCCTCGGCCTCTTCCTTGGTCCGGCCCCGTGCCTCGCACTCGGGCAGCGTGTAGCACTTGGCCAGCCAGCCGCCGGGCGCCCGCCGCGACTCGATCCAGAGCGACAGGTAGTTGTCCTTCGACAAGACTATTTGCCAAACGCTCTCGCAAGCTTCGGTGCCGAAGACGGGCAGCATCGCTTCAGCCATCGTTCCAGCTCCTCGCAGATGGCGAACAAATCCTGGCCAAACGCTGCCGACAGCAGGCAGCAGTCCATAAAGCACTCGTGTACCGTGCCCGTGCTGTTGATCACGCCGACCCGGGCGACCTGGTCGGGCCCGCGGGCCTTCGTGCAGCAGTGGGCCAGGAATGCCAGCCGGCCGCGCTCACTCAGCCGGGACAGGCCGCGCCACAGGTGCTTTCTTGCTTCCAGGTCCCGGTCCAGCTTCAGCAAGTCCACGATTACCTGCCTTCGGTCCTGCGCATGGGCAATCCATATCCGCGGCGGCCACTTCATCGGCGCCGGCCTCGGCCTGCCCCGGCTTGGGCCGATTGGCGGCTTCGAATTCCTTGGTCTTGAAGCAGGCGGCGCAGCGGACGGCCCACGGCTCGCCCGTGCCCCGGTCCTGGTCGCCCATCACGATCTTGGGATCGCAGGCGACGCGCCAGCGGCCTTCTCGGCCTACCTTGAGCGTGCTGCCGGCCGGACCGCTCACGATCCGGCCGCTTGGATCGGGAACCAGGAAATGGATTCGCATGAAAACTCCTAAATTCATAGGACTTATAGGTCCTATGTCTTTTCCGCTAAATCATGTCGTCGAGGGTCTGCAGCACCTTGGCGCCGCCGAACCGCAGCGTCACGGCCAGGCCGAGTTCGACGGCCTCGGGCTTGGCCAGGAACCAGCCGGCGCCGACGATGCGCGGCTGGTCGATCTGCTGGAAAGACAGCGGTTCGACGAAACCATTGATGCCGCTGTAGCCGTCGGTGCCGGCGCCCAGGAGCTTGTTGGCGGCCCGGATGATCCGGTAGTCCTTGCAATCGCGGTGCACGCACACGCGGAGCTGGTCCGCGCGATCGTCCAGGCCGGCTTCGACCTTGCCGATCAGATCGGGCCCCCAGCGGTCGGGCGGCTCGTTGATTCGCATGGTCAGCGTCACCGCGACGCCCAGGTCTTCTTCGAGGCACTCCCGGTGCAGGCTGCGCCGTTCGCCGCGATGCACGCCGACGAACACCTTGCCGCTGCGCGGCGTCGGCCGGCCGTCGAAGGTCAGCTCGCAGGAGGCCGCCGGATACGCCAGCGTGCCGCGGATCTCGTCGCGCACGGCCCGGTTCAAGGCGTTTTGCAGCCGGTAATTACTGGCCATGCATAAAACCACGCATGTTAGTGGTCACTTTTTGGTGCGACTGCCGCATGAATTACCCTCGCTGCGCCTGGCGGAACTTCAGCCAGGCCTTGAAAACGGCCGCCTTGCCGGCGCCGGGGAAGCCCTTGGTGCGGTGCACATGGGCTTCCAACAGGTGCCACGCTACATGCCGGAGCTCGCCTCGGCGCTCCGTGCACAGGCGCTCGAGCAACTCTGCGGCCGCGTTCATGGCTGGCCTCCGATCGCCTTCTTGAGGAGCTCCACCAGGCCCTCGACCAACCGCTTGCCCAGAAGCGCGTTCCACTTCTCGGGCCACTTGTCCGCCTCGGGCCAGAGCCGGCGCTGCGGCATGCGACTCGTGCCGTGATGGTGATAGCCGGCATAGGGCACATTCGTGCCGACGATCGCGGCGCCGGGCTCGGTCCGCAGGATGTTGCCTTCCAGGCCCGGCGACAAGCTGTTGAGCAGGATCGCCGTGTCACGCAGGATGTCCACCTGCATGCCGCCGTAGAGTCCGAGCAGCGTTTCGGCGCCCTCGGCCTTCAGGGCTGCCCAGGCGTAAGCAGCGGCGCGATCCGTTTCTCCGGGATAGCGCTTGAGCGTGCTGGCATAGATTGCTCGCCAGCGCTTGTCCTGTTCCTTCGACAGCGTCGGCCGCCGCGGGTTGGGCCCCTGCGGCCGGCCGGGGTGCCGGCGGCCGTAGGCGATGGTGTGCGAGTCCAGGGGCGCCCACGACTCGCCGGCGTCATCGACCCCGCCGCGGCTCTTGGCCACGAACGCTTGCCGGATCAGGCTCAGGGCCTGGATGCCGACGCGGAGCTGCACGCCCTCGACCAGGCCGGTGGGATCGCCGTTGCGGCCGGTGAACGCGCCCACGAGCTGCCGCATCAAGTCGCGGATGCTGGCGACTGAACGACGGGCGTGCAGGACTTCGGCCATAGCTCATTCCTCGAGACTGCCGAACCAGGCCCAGCCGATCAGGCCGGCGATAACGAAGGTCGCCACGATTCCGACCACGAAGCCGATGGCGAAAGCAAGCATGGTCAGATTTCCCAGAAGCCGGCCTCGGCCGGCCAGTCGATGTTCTGCTGGTAGCCCGCCTGCGTGCGTTCGCTGATGGGCCGCTCGACGCGCAGCTTGCGCACGCCGTAGCTGTCGTCGAATCTGATGTTCGACCAGAGCGGCCATTCCGGACTGCGGGCGCCGATGTCCGGGACCTGCATCTTGCCGGCCAGGACGTCGGCCATCTCCTCCTTGGCTTCCTGGTAGAGGTCCTCGATCGATGCCGGCGGGCTGTTGCCGCGGCGGCTGCAGAGCCAGCGGGCCGCGAAGCGCGTGCACCATTCGTTCACGATGTAGCTGGTCGCGAGCTGGCTGGCTTCGTAGCGCGGGACCAGGTACAGGTTGACTCGGCTCGTAGCCCAGTAGATGCCTTTGACGGTCAGGACCTGGCGCTCCGTCGTGCTGATCGCGCCGGTGCTGTCGTCGTCCAGACGCAGCTCTACGCCTTCCTGGCTCAGAAGGTCGTTCACGTCGGCTTCCACGCAGTAGACGTAAGCCGGCGTGGTCAGGGCCATGGCTGGGCCTCAAAAGGAAAGGGCGTGCGGCCGGCGACCCAAGCCAGACGCGCACGCCGGTTCGCTGACGGCCGGCGGCTACGGGCTGCCGGCCTTCCTCGCGTTAGTCGGTTGGTTCGCCATCCGGCGGAGCGCCGTCGCTTTCCTTGGCACTCTTGCTCTTGCCCTTCTTGCCCTTGGCTTTCGGCTTTGGCTGGTCTAGGGCTTTGGCTTCATGGGCAGGAGCAGCGTCTTCCGGATCGATGCCCAGCAGCCTCTTTGCCTTGGCAATTGTCCCTTCGGGCCAGTCGCCGCTTGCGGTCATGGCCTCGACCAGGTCCTCCGCCAAGGCGTCGTCATTGGCTCGCAGATAGGCTTCCGCGGCCTCGAGCTTGGGCACGCCCGTGCCGGATTCTCGCAGGGCCTCCATCAGTTCTTCAGAGGTCATTTGAGTCTCCAAAAGCCAGGACATAGGACCATTGCGTCCCGCAGGTCCTATCCAACTAGGGCGTCACGTCCGCCTGGAAGATCGCGTTGGGCACCTTCAGGATGGGCAGGAAAGTGTGGCCCTGGCGCATGATCGCCGACGGCGGGTTGTCGCTGGGCACGGCGTACGCGAACATGCCGTAGACGGTCTGCAGGTTGCCGAGCACGGCGGCCATGGTCGGAGCCACGTCCAGGCTGCTCGGCACCTGATAGCTGCCCTTAGCCACCTCCCACCAATCGAGCGACGGATCGGGTGTGAATACCACGGCATCGACGCCGATGATGTTTTGGTTCGCGGCATTCTGATCTTCGAAAAAGGTCTCGTAGGCTGGTATCCAGTTCTCAACGCCCAGCATGCCCCTGGGAAGCTCGCCGGTATTCAAAAACGCCTCATTTTTCGCGGGATTCCGGACGAACCAGTCCTTGACGAAATCGTTCTTCTGCAGGTACGACGGGATGTTCTCGCCGTAAAACGCGTTCTTGATCGGATAACCCGTGCTTCGCCGCGCTGTCTTCTTGATCTGTCGGATGTGCAGGGGGATGTCGGTGGTGGCCGTCGCCCAGCTCGCGGCGATAATGCCATTGAGCTGGTTCTGGTTGTTGGCGGAGATGCCGAATGTCACACTTTCCACGGCGCCGGACGAGCTGGGCAGCAGGTTGCCGCTCGCATCGAAGTAGATGGCCGCGGAGAAGAGGACCTGCAAGATCGCCGTCGTTTCCAGGTTGTAGAAGACGCGCGTGAATTCCTCGACCTGGCGGGTGACCTCGGTCATGCCCATGCGCTGGACGGTGTAGTTCTCGTAGTCGCGCAGCTTTTGCAGGAGCAGCGGTGAGAACTGAATCTCCTCGAACGAGTGCAGGAACTTGGCGTCGCGCTCTTCGATGTTCCGCAGCGCGCGTCGCAAGGCTGGGCTGCCGTACTGCACGCGCTTCGCCGTCTGCCGCGTCGAGGAGATCTGTGGGTAGCGGACGGAATCGCCCAGGTAATCGTCACCGGCGCGAAAGCCCGGAGGCAGCGGGTCGGGCACGCCGTCGATGACGGCCTTGATGGTGGCGCCCAGGCTGATATAGCCCAGGATTTGCTCGATGGTCTTGGCCACGGCGCTTGCTCGCGCCAGGCTCCCCAACCTGGTTCCCCGTGTTTTCCAAAGGCGGCTTTGGTCGGTGGGGGAAAACACCGACCCGGTAGCTAGCCGTTGCCGCCTGCTCCAGCCCCTCGCGAGCTGGCTGGCAGACGCGCCAGTCATGCGTAACCTGGCGCGTTTCAACAAAGCATTTAGAACTGATCCGAGAACACGAATTTGCCGCCGGAAAGCGTGGACAAGTTGGTCCTGATCCAAGCCTGCAAACTAGTGTCGGTCGGCCACACGGGCAGGAACTGCTCCACGGTGATCACGCCGGCGATCGGCATTGCGGGGAACGGCACGTCGAGGTTGAGCCCGTCGATGTCGGTCGCCTTGACGCCGTAGCCGTCGGGGATAAAGGTCACAGGGATCTGGCTGCCGTCGTTTGCAACCAGGAAGGAGCCGGCCACCAGGGCGGCGTCCAGGGCGGAGACGGTCACAACGCCGTTGCCAGTGTTGACGGCGGAATACGTCTCGGTGAAGGTCGCCACGGTGCCGTTGGCGGTCGGCGGGCCCACAAATCGGAGGGTGCCGGTGGAGCCGACTCGGCGCACTAGCTCGACGGCCTGGGCGGCGGAGACGGTGACCGAGGTAGCCGTGGCGATCTCGGCCTGCGTGAGTACGCCGATGACCGACGGCGCGTACTTGCCGCCCGAGGTGATCTTGCCCATGAGCAGACCTGGCCGCAAAACGTCCAGATCGCCCGTGTTGCCCGAGTCGCGCGCGAGCGAGCCGTTGATGATCTTGCCTTGCGACAGCCAGCCGGTGATGGTGCCGTCGCGGAAGATCAGGCGATGGGTCGCCGTCCGCGCGGTTCGAAGGCCGGCCAAGCCGGTGATGATCTGGTCGGACATCGGTCAGGTCTTTCGCGCCGTTCCCCTACGAGCGCTTCCCCCTGACTCAGGGACATAGGACGCATAGGACCTATGGGTCCTATGCCTTGGCGGCCACGCGGCGGCGCTTCTTGACCAGCTCCGCCATCTCCTCGCCGGCGGCTTCCTGATCTTGCTGGTCGCTGGTGGCCGGATTGGGCTGCACCTGGACCGTGCTCGCCCCCGTGAGCTTCGTCTTGGGCATGGTCTCGTCCAGCAAGGAGAGCTGCAGGTCGATTGGCTCGTCCGCCAGCTTGCCGTTGGCCAGCGAAAGCTGCACGGCCCCGGCTTGGGCGGCCAGCCTGTCCGCCGTCGGCTTCGAGAGCCCGCGGCTCTTGAGATCGTTGATCCGGGCCATGCGATCGGCCTTGCGGCGATCGATCTCGCGGGCCATCAGGGCCTTCGTGGTCGGGTCGCTGATCAGCTCGATCGACAGGCTCATGACCGCCGGCGGCGTCTCGACCGTGACGGCGGAATCGTTTTCCGGAGGAGTCTTTTCGCCGCCGTTCTGGCCCGCCATCGCCGTGCTCGCGACGATGATCCGCTCCACCAGGTTGGCCTCGGTGGTGTCCTCGGGCAGGGTCATGCCGACCTTGGCGAGAGCCGCCAGGGCGTCCTTCATCGTGTAGGCGCCGGCCGCGGCGTCATCGTCAGCCTTCTTGTCTTTCTTGTCGTCGGCCATGGATTCCTCGATTTGCGACAGGCTCAGGAAAACCTGGCCTTTGGGAACGTGGCCCATGCCCATGGCCACGGCTTGAAACGGTTCCTGGCCGGCGCACACCGGCGTCGGCGTCAGGGCGACGTGCACAATGGCGTCGGGCCACAAGCGGCCGCGGCCGTCGCGCCAGTCCTGCGCAGCCAAGCTTACGTCAGCAATCGCGGTCCGGACGGGCTGGCCATTCACATCGGCCACGCTCGTCAGGCGGCCGTCGGCATCGATCTCAAGGCCCGGTCCATCCAGCGTTGCCCATAGCTGGCCATCGGCAATCTCCAGGTCCTCGACGTGGCCGGCGTTATAGCGGCTGCGCCTGAACTTCGCCTCCTGGTCGCTTTCCGGCAGGGCCTCGGGCCGGTGATCCCAGGGCATGGCCGGCTTGAAGCCGGCAGTCTTGAGCGCCCGAAACTGACGCAGCCAGTGCCGCATCCGCTCGACAGTCACTTCCACTGGACCGCTGGGAGTGAGGTAGTTTCCCGGCCGGACCAGGGCCTTGCGCACGCGTGCCATGGCTGAAGCCTAGCCCAGGCCCGCCTCGACCGCAAATCTATGTCTGTGGTACACTTCCACGTACGTCCGCGGTCAGCCCTGCACGTCCGCGGACATCGGCGGAAAATGGCGGATCAGGCATGGGACAGCGGCAACGACCGCAGGAGACCCATGAACCAGAAGGTTGGATGAGCGTCGGAGAAGTCGCAGCCTACCTTCGGGTGAGCCGGTCCACCGTCTATCAGCTCATGCGCGATCGGGTGTTGACCTGGACGCACATTTGCCGCTGCCGGCGCGTCAGCCGGGCCAGCGTTCTGCGGTACGCGCAGGCGGGGATTCATCGGGGGAGTTATTGA